CGGCTGCTGAAGCGCTCCTTGCTGAATAGCTTGGGCTACAGTCAGCTTCTGAGACTGCGAGGCCATGTTAGGATCGCTAACTGGAATTACGTCAACTCGTCCATCGTAGTCTTCACGAAAGATTTTAAACGCTCCTCCGAGATCCTCTACAACTTGAGATTCATCCAGCGTTTCGTAGTTGATGTTCGCCAGAATTTGGAACTCTTCTTTTTGGGCCTTGTGCAGACGCTTGTGGACTCCTGAGAAAAACTTAGTAGACGCCTCAAGAAGGGCCAAGGTGGTTCCTACGGGTCCGTAGTTAGTGGCATCAGCTATGATTTGTTCTGTAGCATCTGCGAACTTCTGTCCTCGTGCTTCGATGAACTGGTACATAGCGAACAGCGTTTGAGACGGTTCTTTAAACGGAATCAGTTTGATTGCGCGGTCTAGATCTATACCACCTGCCTCAACTTCTTTGAACTGTCCGGGTTTCAGAGGACCTTCACTGGAGCGAATGCGCAAGCGCTTATCCACGAACCCAGCCTGAAGGTTGGAGAACATGCCTGAGTCTACGAGAGACCTCATGCAACTTGTAAGCGTTACTTGCAAGTTCCCCAGAAGATGGACATAACCTAATCCGTAGAAACCCATACCGGGAACGAATTTGTAGTGGACAAAGGGTAGTTGACGCTCTTTGAGTTTGTCGTCGTCTTCTGACCAATTGCGGCGAATGCTGAGTACTTTCTGCGATTCCAACTCAACGGTGATGATGTACGGCCACGCAATTCCGCGTTTGTTTCCTAGCTTACCGGGCAGATTCAAATACGTGTACTGCTCAATCAGAGTGTACACCTTATCTTCCACAGGAGCTGCGTATCCCATAATCTCGGAAGACTCAATCAGAATGTCTCCTTTTTCTGCGTTGGGATCAGGTGAAGCAGAGGGATGCAGATCCACCTCTCTGTAAAATCCGCTTTCGAAGTCTTTCAACAAATCGTTGTAGCAACGCTTGATGACGTGAGTTACGCAGTACGCTCTCTTGAGGTTAGTTACGTTGGCGTTAACTACGAGATCATCAGCAGATACGTACTCAGCCGTAGGACGTCCTAAGTTTTGGTCGAAGTACAATTTCTTAAACGCGGAGCCGACTACGGGCAGATAAAACAGCAGCTGTTCTGTTTCGTCGAAGTACTCTTCCATTTGATACAGCACTTGGTAATTCATGTGCATGCCTACGCGCTTAGACTGCTCTTCTTTTTTAGGTGTCACTTCACCTACTACAGCCGTCTTAACTGGCCCTTTAGCGTTAAACAGTTCGTTGCTAGCACGAGCTTGGAACTTAACTGCACTTTCCAGAATTAGGGGATGATGTGCACCACAAGCTCCTTCGAAAGGTTCCGAGGTTTTCTCGAGTTTAATTCCTAGGAGTTTAAGTCCTGCTGCTGCAGCTTCACTCCACTCCTTGCGCGTTTGTTTGTCGTTGTTGTAACGATCAATCGCGTCGAACGCAACTTTCTCTAGGAAGTCGTCCTTCAGGTACTCAGTGAGGTTTTCTAGGTGTTCACTGGGTTCTTCCTCGGTATTTTCGTTGAGTTCCTCAAGGGCTTCTTCGATGTCGAAGTCGATGTCTTTTGAGCCATCATCGTACTCCGTAATACCTACGTGAGACTCGTTCTCTAGGGTTAAATCGGACAAAGAAAAGTTAGCTGGATTTATCATACCGCACCAGTATATCACAGTCTGTCCTTTATTTGTAAGAGTTATTAACTACTTGACGTATTTTTTGAATCGCGCTAAACTATTAGAATGCAAGATCTAAATTCGCAATACCAAGGTCCAATTATTACCAGAAAACAAGCTAAAGAACTTGGGTTAAAGTACTACTTTACAGGAAAACCTTGTAACCGTGGGCATACTTCACAGCGACTTTGCACTAATAGATCTTGTTTAGACTGTTCTAGACTTTGGCCTAAAAGTAATCCAGAAAAATGGGACGCAAGTCAAAAAAAGTATAAAAAGACTAACGCTGAAAAAATTAAAAAATACCGTAAATCCCATTATGAAAAAAATAAAGAACATTGTAGTGCTTGGGGTAGAAAATACTACGAAAAACACAGACTACAGATAAATATTAAGCACAAAGAATGGAAAAAGAAAAATAAAGCCAGTGTTAAAGCGTGTACCCATAACCGTAGAGCTACCAAAAGAAATGCTGGAGGTAAGCACACTAAGACAGATATCGAAAATCTTATTTCTTTGCAGAATCATAAATGTAACAACTGTTCGTGTTGTCTTCACAAATCAAATTACCACGTAGATCACATAATTCCTCTATCTCGTGGTGGAAGTAATGGAAAAGAAAATCTACAGATCCTTTGTCCCCATTGTAATCTTTGTAAGGGCGACAAATTACCAACTGAATGGGAAAGGATTAGGTACTCGGTTTCTTTAACAGCTCAGTTCAATTTTACTAGACTGTCCCAGTAAGTTGTAGTTTTCTTTTTGTAGTACTGCCCATCTTCATCTTCGTCATCTACATCCCTATCGTGGGTTATCACAGATTGGTCACGATACCAAATTATAGCCATTGAAGCGCAGTCTACGAATTCATCATGAGAGACAACGGGGAAATTTGTGATTTCTTCAACAACATCGTATATCCATTCTTTATCTTCTGGAACCCATACTCTGCCCTGCCTAAACCAAATTGAAGCTGCATGTAGCCTCTCGTCTTTAGAACCCCGAGGATCGAATTCGACTACTGGGTATCCCTTCATGAAGAGGTCTTGCAGTAGAGACTGACCGCTAGCTTTCTTTTCGATAACCATGAAATCTGGCTTCCAGTCTTTGTTGATGTCTTTGCACCTAGCCACCAAGTCTGGCCAACCCCATTTACCTCTTTCTGCAAATAGCATTATCAAATTTGGTGGAGATCCGTGGTACGGATAAAACACACCCCATACGATATACGCACTGAAGTCCGCACGTTCTTTTTCTGAGAAAGCTGTATCCATAGTTACCAAAACGTGTGTAATGGCTGGAGGTTTCTTGTCCTTAGGCCAGTATTGGAAATCTTCTAACTTAACCATACCTCCTTCTTCTGGTGTCGGATTTTGTAAATACAGACTGTGCCACTTGTGGGGTTCAGTGCGCATCAGAGTGTCTTTCTCTTCTAACAGAACTTCCATGGGCTGCATCTCAGGCCAGAAGGAAGTTCCCGGTGCGTATAGTTCGGGAGGGTCATCTGCCTCTCTTAGGAAGTCTGAGGACTCCTCATCGAGTACCGCTGGGATGCTCACAACCTCCCACGGTCTAGCACTCTCTTCATCTACCTTAAGCAGGAACCCCGAGATATCCTCTAAATGGTATCTCGTGTTCGTTATGATCTCAGCGCCCCTAGGTGTTCTCATGAGACGAGACCTCAAACCGCCTATGTAGTTGTTGTTGATCTCAGTCCGCAGAACCTTAGACCACGCATCTTTTTCAGACACTGTGTCGTCGCAAATAAGAAGGTGCGCTCTTCGTCCAGCAGCCCTAGCCTTAGCACCTAGCGCTTTGAACTCTCCTTTTTCCGTAGTTACGAAGCGCCCTTTGCTCTTTGAGTCAGACCGAATGATTGTCTTAGGGAAAATCTCTTTGTACTCCGCAGAGCCTATGAGTTCTTTTAGGGGGTGTCCGATCTTATCCGATGCGAACTCGTCGTTGTACCCTACGCAAATTACGTGCCAGTTGGGATGTAACCCATAGAGCCACGCAGGAAACAGAATGGAGCAAAGGACTGTTTTCATAGATCCGGGAGGCATGAAGAACATAGCCCTCTTGGTTGGCTCCGGGGATTCTATGGACTCAGCTACTTCCTGTAGCTTCTCGCAGATCTTCTTGATGTGTCTTCCGTCTATGAAGTCGTTAGGAAGCACTACAGAAGACATCAGTTTAGCAAACACGTAGAAGTCCCTACGAGCCTCGCTGATTGTAAATGCGTAGAGAGCCTTACTGATACCCTCTAAATTCGCAGAACTTACCAGTGGGCTTCCTTTAGCCTTACGCAGGTAGTCTACTAGTTCGAACTTGAGCCTGTTAGTTTGGTCTGTGTGGTCTAAGTTGGCTACTACAAACTCAACTACGTCATTCAGTTCTTTAGACGAAAGGTTCTCCAAAGGAACTTTTGTTAAGTCCCGTAGGAGTTTATTGAGAGTTACCTTAGGACTACTGCGTGTAGTTTCTTCAGCGGTACTAGGTATCTTAGGTGTTTCAGAGGTATCCATTGGAATATTATGACCTAA